TCTCGTAGAAATATACCATTATTTAAAACTGGAGTTGCCATTTTAACTTAAATTATTAAAGGTTAATTTTTATCGTTTAAAAAAGTTATTATTACGTTTGATTGTTCTTTGTTTTACTTCTTCTTTTTCTACAATAGGTGAACCGGTTGTACGTCTTGCTTCTTCTGTCTTAAGCATTCGTGCAGTTTTTTCTACAGCTGCTTTTTGTGCTTGTTCCATAATCTTAGTTTTATAAGAATCTGGATCTGCTAGCAACCAAAGTGCTTCAGCAATAAGTCCGTGATTAGGTTCTACATATTGATACTTTTCAAGAAGGTGTCCGAGTAGATTAGTATTTCTACCGCTAATACTAGGGTAAGAAGGCTGCACTAATCCACCGTACAAAAGTTCTTGTGTTTTACGGTCTAATTTAATTCCGTTAAGTTCTCCGGGTGCAATTGTATTATAGACATTCTGCATGTAAGCTTCTGCTTGCTGCTGCTGTCTACGTTTAAGTTCTTCTTGTTGAGCAAGTTTTTGATGCACAACTTTAGCCTGCATTGCATCCAACTTCGGTTTAAACTTATTAGCTTTTGATTCAAGCTCATCCCTATCTTTCCAACTATCTATTTCTTCTTGAATTTCTTCAGGACTTCCAAAATTTGTAGCTGTAAGATATTCTCTTACAATGCGTTCTTGATGTGTAGGTTCTTCGGGATTTAATTCAAATGTTTCTTCAACATGTGACAAGACACGAAACAATCCTTTTAGATCCTGACCACCATCAGCTACATACTTAGCTGCTACCTGAAGTTCTTCGGGAAGAGATTGAAAAAACTCTGCAGGGGTACTTTGACGTATTTTGTTTTCTCTTTCCTCAAAGTTTGCTTGAAGAAGTTCTTCAAAATCATTTATAGAATAATCTTCAATAGATTTTTCATCATCAAAAGGAATCAACTGACCAGCGTCAATTAATTTTTTTACCAGCTCTACTGTTCCGTCTTTAGACACAGACTTACGACCTGGTGTCTTTTTAACATCTTCGTCTAGGATAGCTTCTTTAGAAACAGAAGCATCTTCTGGATCTACGTCTTTTAATACGTCTGCGAAACCAGGAGCATCTTCCTTTTTTTCATCATCGTCAGACTTTTCCATAAAAGAAAGGTCAGGCTTACCTGAAGAGAACACATTAGGTTTCTTTTCATCAGGAAGCATAACATTTTCCGCACCCGGTGTACCAAGAATGTTGTCAAGGTCCAAATCGACCTGCTCAACTACGGTATTTTCTTCTGTTTTACTCATTTTAATTTGTTGGTTTAATTAATACTACACTAATAATATAAACAAATTTACGCATGTAAACTTTAAAAATTTTTTGCTTTCTTTAAATAAAGAGCATCATATAGCTACTACTTCTTCTTTTTATCTTTTTGCTCTGTTTTTTTAGGTGCATCGAACCTGTTTTTATTCTCTTGAGCAATTTTAAGTTGTGTTTGTGCTATTTCTTTTTGTGCATTAATCTTTTCTCTATCGACAGCGATCTTTTCTCTTGACTGCATCATCTTATTAGTTTCTTTTTCTGAGTCAAGTGCCATAGTTTGCTGGTATTGTTCAGTTTTCTGAATCTGATCCATTGCATCTAAATAATCAGACTGTTCGTTTTTGTTAATATCCATCATAGCACCATACCCTGCAGATCTAATTTGAGCAATTAAAATATTAGCTTGTCTATCTTTTTCACCTTCTTCAGATTCAAACTGCAACTTTATTTGTTGTTCTTGCTGCTTAGCCTCAAGCATTTGTTCCTGCATTTGCTGTTGTTGCTGTTGTTCTTGCTGTCTTATCTGGTCTGCTTTCTTTTCAGTCTGCTTAAGGATGTGTGTAACCTCAGCAATAGAATCAGACTTGAGTATGTTACCCAAATCATAGATGCTGGCACCAGAAGTATTATTGTTAACAGCCAACTGCTTAAGTTGCTCCAGAATTGCTCTTTGGTTAGCTTTTGTAGTGGCAAAAACATTAATATCGCGAAGAAGGAAATCTGTAGCATTTATCTCAAAGTTTTTTCTTTCATCAAGTGATGTAATGTAATTAAGTCTTGTTGAGGGTTTTGTTGAATGGTAATACTGAGCTAGATCAGTACGCATCTGATGCACACGCGGCATTAGATAGTCACAGTGTTGTATAAAGTAAGTTTCTGTTTGAGCATAACTAGCATTAACAGATTGTTCTATACCTGTTGCTGTTTGTCTGGTAATTTCTTGACCTAAACGCTGAGGTGTAATACCTATTACCTCAAAAGCTTGACTCTTAAAATATTGTGCAAGCTGAATCCTAGACATGAGGCGTTCTGTTTGCGACATGTCAAGCTTCTGGAAATGATTAAAGTTTAGAGCATTTTCAGTATTAGTAATAGATGTATCCAGAGGTAACATCTGGAAATTCTTCATTGCTACATATGCTTTAGCAAAGTTACCCTTTCCCCAATCTTCTCCCAGTGAGTGTCTTGGTAAAGAGTTCTGATCAAGCATAATAACTGTACCTAACTCATCTACTAGAATATCAGCAATCTGGTTATTTACAATATTGTAAGCAATTTGAAATGGTTTCATTAGGTCAACAAGAGACCGTGAATACGTATTTCTATCAGAAAATACTGATCCTTCTACAGGAAGTTTACAACCATAAAGAGAATTGTCACCTTTAAATTGGAACTTGAGAGGTCCAATGTGATTCTGATTGATACCTAAGTAAATAGGTGTGATACCACCAGGGTTGTTTGTACCCCAGAAGGTTGGTCGATTAGGTCCAATTTTTACTCCACCCCAGGTTTGATTAATCCAGATCCAATCAATATGTTCACCAAATACAAGAGTATACTTATTCTTATTTTTAATAATACTTGTATTATATTGTGGTTTATCTGTAATTACATAGTCTTCATCAACAATATCAGTAACAGTTTCACCGGATAATGTGATTTTAGTGAGATGTCCTACACGTCTTTGTGATTTCCAATAAACCGTGGTAACTCTGAGAAGATTAGACATACCCATATCTAGGTAGTCTTCGTTTTCCATCATTATCCAGTTTACAATGTCACCACCATACATAGCGCTATCCCACATAGAAGTAAACTGACGATACCCTAAAGAAGGCATGTTAGTATTCCACTCATGTGATTTAGTTCCGTCGTAATAAGCACCATCGTTCTGATATCCGCTAATAGGATATCCTGCAGATCTAACAGGATAAATAAGTTCAATCGCTGTCATCTGTTCTTCCGTCATTAACCAACCATATTTGTCAATGACGTCAGCTACAGTCATCATATCATATTTACCAACCCAGTTTCCATCAGATATATATCTTGTTTCAGGAGACTTTTGATAAAAAGTAAGAACGGGATTCCACAGTTCTACATCATAATCATCCTCAAGCATTTTAAAATGCCAGAACTCTCTATCAGTAATTAACAAATCACGAAACCCACGCTCCTCAAGCTCGTCCATATAATACCTTTCTGTATCTACACGATGCTGATGTTCAGCCCACTGCTCTATCATAGATCTATAATCTTTTTGATAGAAAGCTTCAATTTGAGGTAAAGTTTTAAGATTTTCGGTTGACATCTGCTGTTGGAATTCTTCAGACTGAGGATCAGCACCCATCTGTATCATTCTTTCAGCCATCTTTTGTCTAGCATCTGTAACAAGCAGCTGTTCAACCTCAGATTTTTTTTGCTCGAGCATTTCATTGTATGAATACTCATCTACAGCACCGTATGTAACTCGGGTAACTCTTTTAGAAAACTCAGATGTTAATGTATTTACTACATTAGGTATAATAGGATAAAACTTTAATTCAAGTGCAGATGAGTCTTCTTTAGTAAGCGTATCAATTAGATCTGCATATTCGTTATCTTCTTCAATAACGTAGTCTGTTTTATCTATAATACCTTTAGCAAGTTTATAGTTTTTCATTAGACGACGCGCATTTCTACGAACCATCTTGAGACCTTGCCACTCTAACCAGTCTAAACACCATGCTGCCCAGTCTTTATCTTTTTTAGATCTTGGTAAAAACTGAATAGGTTGATTAAGAGTACCCATTTTATTGTACTCTGTTTTAGCACCAGCTTTTATTTGTAAAGCATTATATATTTGCATATTATCTCAAATTTCTAAATGGTTGTTTAGGTACCCGCATATTATCAAAAGCTTTACCTGATCCGCCAAAATGACGAAACGGGCTCCTAACTAATTTACTGAATTTATTATTATTATCCAATTTTTTTGCATCAGCAGTTTCCTCATATCTTTTCTTATATCCTCTATTTGCCTGCTGAACTTTAGCAAAAGCAATTAATGCTGCAAAAGAAACAAGTCTATCGACGTTTACACCATCCCTATACTCCATCATTTCTTTAAGTAACATTGGGTCAGGAAGTCTTTCTATACCATACGTAGTTTTAACTATTTTTCCCTCTGATGTTACATCTTGATCAAGTTCTTCTGTTAAGAAGTCAATAGCGTAACTAAGCATGTGACTTTTAAACAAGGTGCCTGTATTTCGCCAACCATATTCTTGATAAACATTAGCATTTGCACCTATATCCTTTAAAAATAAAATTTGTGATCTAGGAACTAGGTAACGCTGCTTTTTCCTGTCTATCATATATGTTATAAACTGCGGGATGTTATTTTCTACTATTGTCCACGCATTATACCATTCTATTAACAATTCTAGTCTTTCATGAGTTTTCTTGATATCATCAAATCTACCGCACCATGCTGCTACAATTTTATCTCTTTCTATATAAGTCTGTACCTCTGAACCGTTATTTTTTGTAACTTCTACAGGACTTTTGTAAATATATATAGAACACAGCGAGTCAGATGTTGTTGTTTTTCCTTCTGATACAGGGTCGATTGATGCATAAAAAAGACCAAACTCAGGATCTTTAGGAGGTCTTTCCCACACAACAATTGTCCCTGTTTTATCGTCAGTTTTTTTACTTACAGGAAATTCCATTATAGGAAGTTTGTTAGTAGTTTCTGCAACTATGTCTCCTTTAATATTCCTGTATAAATCAATAAACTCGTACGGATATAACTTTTCCTCAATACGTAGTATTTGTGCAGTAACTAAATGTGCAGGAAAAATAGATAGAGTTCTAAAGTCAAAAGCTTCTTTAATATTTCTTGGATGCTGTGAAATACGCAGTTGGTACTCCTGTGGATCTAACTCTTTTTTCCATTTTGCAAACAGCTCGTTTAATGCTTCAAGAGACTCCTCAACTTTAGAGTTACCGTATTCATCAATATATGGAGGCATACTCCATTGTTCAGGTATAAACAATCCACTACGACTTATTGTACCAGAACTATCAATAAGATTAGTCTCCACAGAGTATATGTCGTTGGCATCCGGTTGCAGTATTAACTTCCTAAGTGGTTCACACTGAGACAGATCACCAACAGATCCTGCAGCTATAAACATACCTGTTGTAATCATACCAGATCTAAGGGCAGGTCTTAAATATTCGTATGTTTCATTCATTCTAGGTGCAATTCCAGCTTCTTCGTGAAAGAAGTACTTTGCGGGTCCACCAACACCTGTGGTAGGACTTTTCTCAAATGACATTGCCTGAATTACACCTTTTAGTCCTTTTTCAGTTTTTCTTTTTTGACCTCCTATAAAGTTTACAATCTCAATCTTCTGCTGCCAGAACATTGTTTTCTGTGGGTTCATAGGTCTGTACCATGCGGTATGTTTATTTAAAAAAGCTTCATATTCCTGCAAAAACTTCCAGGTGCCTTTTTCATTAACATAATCCTTAAGACTTCCACCCATTTTTAAAGTAACACCTTCCTCAAACCATATTTGGTTAATAAGTTTAGCTGAATGAAAGTACGAACTGGCGATCTGACGTTTCTTTAAAATAGCAGAGTGTTTATAATCTAGCTCAGCTAGCATCTCATATAATGACATATGATACTGAGCATCTCTAACATCCGCGAAGCCAAATTTCTGCGTCTCTTTATTATATATAGGCAGAAAATTCAACCACATGTAATAATCACGAGCAATGTACCAATTTTTGGTACCTGCTTTATATATAATACCTTTTCTGCATTTTTCTTTTTCAGTATCCCAGTATTTTATATAATCTTTAGTTCCCGCTGGAGCAACACAATACACCCCATTTTTATTAAATAGTTTAGCTTGCTCATTAAATAATCTGCTAGTGCTATCAAATTCGTACTTACCTGGTTCTTTAAAAATAGATAAAATAAAATTGTAAAAATCTAGTCTACTATCAAAACTAGTTAGTGTCCAGTTACCATCTTCATAGGTAGGTATATTTTGATATATCTCAGTACTCATTTAATAATTTTAGAATCTCATTTAGAGCTTCGTGTCTATGGTTCTCAGTAAGAATTATCTTATTTACAAACTTTGACTTTTCTACTTTAGGTATATCGTGAATTGCTGAATCACTTTTTATCTTTAGATCTATCTGCTGTACATCACCGGTAAATATCATGTGTGAATTTTTACCTAATCTACCAACACACATTTGTAACTGTGCTTTTGTAAGATTCTGAAACTCGTCTATAATACACACAGCATCCTCAAATGTTCTTCCTCTAAAATGACTAAGGGATACAAGTTCTATAGAGTCTTCTTCCTCCATTTTAGTTAAGATATCCGGTTTATCATAAACCTTACGCATATTAGATCTAATTGGTACTAACCACGGTTCCATTTTTTCTTTTTCTGAACCAGGTAAAAATCCATTATCTTCTGTTGATACTGTTGGACGGGTGATAATAATTTTATTAACCTTTCTTTTAAAGTATAAATCTAAAGCTATTTGTACAGCAACAAGTGTTTTACCGCTACCAGCAAACCCTATTAAGAAACTATATGGCTTGCTGATTATCAGTTCTTTTGCTCTTTTCTGTTCTTCAGATAATGTTATTGAGAACTTAACCTCTCCCTTAGGAGGAGTCTTTTCGATATTTGTCTTGCCCATAGTATAAAGATAAGACTTTTTTAGTCTAGTTGGTCGTATGCAAGACCCTGTCCTCCTCTAACTTGACTTTTTTGTTCATCCTGCAAATCTTTAAATGCACCTTTATAGCTTTCTCTAATTTGCTGAAATTTTGCTGCAGCAGCAACAAGCGAGTTGATGTTTCCATCGCGACCATGTGTGATTTCTGTAGATTCCATATAATCAGCTAGTTTATCTAGCATCTGTTTGATCCCCCTGTACGCACGCGAGGTAGGGGTTTCATAAAGATCTTTACAAAACTTTAGAGCCGCAATTATAGAATCATCATCTGTAGAAAACTCAGCACCGATTTCATTAAGAATAATTTCCTCTTTGTCCATTTCAGATATATTGAAAAAAGGATTGATATCTGGATTTGGACAGGTCATATAAAATATGTACTGATATATCTTCAGATAATCATCAGGATGATCATCCATTATTTTCTTTAAGGTGCCAAGGGTATAGCAATGTTCTGTTGGTATTACAACATTATTTTCTATGTCAAAAAGTTTTACTATCATTTTCTGTCTAAGCTTATGTTTTTACAAAATCGTATTTCTTTATTATTCAAACTCCATATTTCACCATCATCCATAGCACATGTAAATAAAAGGTCATGCTCTTGACTATAGTCAATTACTACAAAAGCATATCCTTCCATACCATCAGAAACACGTTTTATTGGAATCATAGGATTGAGTTGCAACATCATTTTTTTAGATGATTAATTATAGATA